ATTGAGCCAGACTTCTACATGCCAACACTTCCCATGGTTCTCGTGAATGGTACAGAAGGTATCGGTACGGGTTTCAGTTGTTATGTGCCTCCATTCAATCCAAAAGATATCAAGGATAACATTCAAAAAGCACTTGAAGGTCGTGGTTTTACTCAAATGCAACCATGGTTCAAAGGTTTCAAGGGTAAGATTTTCAAGGAGGATGAAAGTGGTTCGTGGATTGCCGAGGGTATTTGGCATGACACCGGGTCGCGACTCAAGATTACCGAACTTCCACCCGGAAGGTGGACTCAGGACTACAAGGAGTATTTGGATACTCTCATGGAAAAGAAGGTGATTACAAACTTTACAAACAATTCCACGACAGATGATGTGGATTTTGAAATTGTGGGTTATTCAGGAAAAGACTTGGTCAAGGACCTCAAGTTGAGAAAGAGTTTCCACACTTCAAACATGCACCTCTTCCACCCCACAAAGGGAATATACAAGTACAACTCCCCCGAGGAAATCCTAAAGGACTTTGTGGATTTGAGACTTGATCATTACAAGAAGAGACGGGAACATCTCATCAAAGTTCTTCAAACGAGAGCTACGATGTGTGGCTACAAATCTAAGTTTGTGACGATGGTCATTGAGGGTGACATTGTGGTTTTCAAGCGAAAGAGGGATGACCTTGAACGACAACTCTCCCAACTCTTCCCCAAAATTGGGGGCACATACGACTACCTTCTCAACATCAAGACGGTTCAATACACCGAGGAAAGTGTCAGAGAACTTCTCAAGGAGGCAAAACAGGCGAGAGATGAACTTGAGATTATGAAAAAGACAAGTCACATTGATATGTGGAAAATGGATATTAAAAATATGTAGGCAATAGATAGGTATGGGTGAAGCTGCGAAAATTTCGCTCAAAGCTATTGGGAAGCAAGACACCTACTTGCTTTCCAAAGATCCAGACGAGTCGTTCTTTAATTATACGACCGACAAGAGACATTCCGACTTTAGGAAATATCACAGAAACAAGAACATTGTGAGACCTGGAAACGCCACGGTGGGTTGGCCTTTTGGACAAACTCTAAAGGTTGAGTTTCATCCCAGAAATATGGGTGATCTTTTGAGCAATATGTGGTTGAGCATAACTATGCCAGGTCTTAGAAATCCTACGGATGGTAATTATGCGGATCAGTTGGGAAGACATATTCTCAAAAGTGTTACGATGTATGTTGACGATATAGAAGTTGAGAAAATCCATGATGATTGGGGGATTATCTATGATGACCTTTATTTAGAAACATCAGAAAAAGTAGCAAATAGATTTCTTGTAAACAGAAACCTTGGGTTTGACGACGCACCTCTCGTAGGATTTCAAGATGAAGCACAATATGACGCTGATGTAGTCATCCCAATACACTTTTTCTTTTCGCGGAAATTTGCGAGTGATGAATACGACACGAATAAACCAAATCGTCCATACTTTCCAGTTTGCTCCGTGTACCGTCAGAAGATTGAGTTTGAACTTGAGTTTCACAAGGCATCGTTCTTTACAGACAGAGATTTGGTTACAAACCCAATACAACTTGATTCATTTAACATTGTGACGGAAGAGATCACGGTGAGTCCCGAGGAGAGAAACTATTTGATGAGTCAGAGACAGGTCTTTATTACGGATCTGGTTCGTAAACATCCAACAATTGTGAGTGATTTGGGTAAGGATATAATACGAAACAATCTAGTACCAAATATACCTGTAAAATGTATTCATTGGTTTCTACGAAATACAATATTTGAAAACGAAGATGAATCAATTGGCGATCCAGTTCCAGCCACCGAGGGGCAGCGACTTTATCAAAACCGCTTCAACTTTTCTTCGGCTCTTGATTTTCAAGGTGAAAATACATTCTTCTATCCACTCATGTCGGAGGCGAGTTTTTTCATAAATGGAAACAAACTTCCAAATGTATCAAAAACAGATCATTCGTATTACAAATATTTAATTCCATTTCAAAAGAGATTATCTAGACCAATTAGAAATATCTATACATATAGTTTCTCGATAAATCCAGTAAATGTGGAACCATCGGGAAACTTGGACTTTAGTGCGATTCAGTCTGAAAAGACTAATATTGAAGTCAAGATGGATACATCCGTCATTGATATCAATACAGAGACATTTTCATTACATATGTACTACACAGGTTATCAAACCTTTGTTTTTGACAAAGGATTTATGTCAATTGCTTATTAAAAAGTTTCTCTTTATTATTACTGATGTAATCAATAATGTTGTTCTTAATACACCATTTGATGAAATTCAATTGAGCCAATGTCGTTTGAATTTCATGAGATGTACCCGGAACTGTGTAACCAAACTTTTGTGACCGACAGAATGGATCAAAAAGTTGTTTACTGTAGCCATTGAGACTTGATTTATAGGCACAGTGTACCGTAAATAACTTACCATCCCCAGTTTGATAAGATGTATGATTCTTCTTTGCGTAGTTTGTGATAAACCACTCCAAGTTACGGAGAGAGATGCCACTCGTTTTGTCCAAAATAGTCATTAGTGTAGTTCGATTCTTCTCTTCGTTATAAAAGTTGTTGATGGATGATAGTAGAATATCGTTCTTGCTCATTACTATAGTATGGTATTCAAATCTATAAGCTCCTTTGATGACTCGCACCCTGGACACCCATGCACAAACATCTGATCTGGTCCGTGATTGTGTAGGTTTGAACTCGAGAAAGATCGTTGACATATTCGTTCCCCCTGCGTTTTATGATGACGGCAGTAGCCGTTGTACACCGCCCTAAAAGTACACCGATGACCACCAGCCTTTGTTCCCTTGCAAGTTGTACTTGTAAATGTTTCTGGAAGCTCCTTGAGTAAAAGTTCGAGTGGGATTCCATGCTTTTTTGAAATCTTTTCGGCATACTCATTGAGAATTGCGTTTACCCTATCTTCCAATTCATCATCAACAAGCTTTGTGATTTTTTCATTGAGGCTCATTCTTACTTTGTGTTAGCTCGTAATTTTTAAATAGGTCTTCAACGGATTCTTCTTTTTTCATTCTCGCATCCTTAAGGCGTCCTCTTAATATCGGGAGAGTGCCAACCTCTTCCAAACCAAGGCGCTTACATTCGGCAATGAGCTCGTCTTTCTTCATACCACTGAGGGATGGGAGTTTCGGTGGTTTTACTGGTTTGTGTTGATTAATGATTTCACCAAAGATTTCATCCTTGACATTCTCATACAGTGGGTCTAAGAGATCACAGATTGGATTTAAAAATTTGTTTAGGAAATAGTAGTGATAATCTACAGGTATGCCATGTTCCTCTACATACTTTGGATCTTCGGCTTTTTCATACGCTTTAGCTTTGGGATCTTCCGTTTTTGTGAGCAAGTACGGAACACGATCTCCAGATTGTGGCTCGGAACCAGGCTTTCTTTCGCGCATTTTCGTGACAACTTGTACATGCGATTGATTAATATTTATACTTTCAGGACTCGTCACTGATACATTCTTACCCCCAACTTTGTATGTATCTGATAGACCTTGACTTAGAATGAGCTTATCATTTGGGACATCCCCCGAAAGGAGCTCTATAGCTCGCTCCTTGGCGAGATCCTTAGGTGGACCAGGATCACTTGAAGTGAGCACTACATCCAAGAGTTCTTTACAAACTTCTCTAACATGGGGTGTATTATCTCTCCGAACAACTTGAAGTCCCTTAATATCAATGTAGTCCATATGCATTTTATCATCTTTACCCTTCGTCCAAAGCTTGGCGGCATAGCGCTTCTTACTATAGAGAAAGTATGGCCAATAAACCTTTTCAAGTTCCAAGTTATTAGGCTTCTTGAAAAGGGCGCTACACTCTTCGGCAGCTCTCTCTCCAACTTCCCAACTGTACGCGACAGCATCCTCACCCTTGCGATCACCCACATCAAATTCAACCATAACTGAATCTGTGTCCCCATACCTCACCTTTGCCCCTGGGAAGTTCGCTTCCACATAGTTCTTTGTTTCCTCAATCATAGAGCGACCTTTACATGTTGTCGTAGAAGCGATTGGAACGCATGGTAAAATACCTTTACCAGCTCCAGTAAAACCATAGACGGAGTTCATTGAAATCTTATAGGCTAACTGTTTACCATTGTAGACCTCTTTCATGAAGCCAGTGGCATTAGCCATGTCACGCTTAGCTTGCTTACGGAACTGTTTCAACTCGAGAAGAATTGCTGGTAAAAGACTTGGAACATCTTGTGCAAACTTATAAGTTCGGTCAGCGACATGGAAGGTTTCATATGTAATCCCTGGTACATTACCATACTTCTTTTCATCCATAACATACGACGAATAACATAAGTTGTGCGCCATCATGATAGATGGGTACAGCGCTTCAAAATCTAGAGCTGTAATCGGGGTATAATACGCCCCTTTTTGGGCGTCCAAAACTGTAGCACCTTCATATGGTTCTTCGGGAATTGCACCGTAGCGAATAGTTGGCACCATGAAGCCCAACTCCCGAGCCTTCTTCGTGAGTTGGGAAAACACCTTGATTTGCTGCCCTCGTTCCACAAGGAAATTCGCAGGAACCCAAGTAGCCTTAGCCATCTCAACCAAGTTCAGGAGAGTACAAAGCTTTTTCATGAGTTTGTGTGGGAGGAGGGTATCCTTGATACAATACTCAGCAACTTCCCTCAATTTGACGGGGTCTTCCTCTCTGTAACGAGCGAACATCTCCTTGGGAGCCATATCAATCTTTTGATCTCCAAGGTACAACTTTGATACATTATCCAATTTGTAACTATCAAGTTTGTACCCCTTCTTGATTTCGTGGAACATATCAAAAATGAAGCGACCAGACATTGGAAGAAGCTTCAAAAGATTGTCACCGAGAGCACTTGAAGAAAGTTTTTTAATAACAAGTTCAGACTCTGTATCTTTGAGCTTTCCCAAGTTGAAGAAACTATAGTGACACCCATTGATTTGCGCGCGCTTGTAGATATATTCCATATCAAAGCCAAAAATATTCCACCCAGTAATGACATCTACATCCTTTTTGTGTAGATACTTGTGAAACGCCTCTAACATTTCCTTTTCGGTTGAAAAGCTCAATATATTGGATCCCTCCAGATTGGGATCTGTTTGTTTGTAACAGAGGCATGTTTTATCATATGGTTCATCAGAACCAAACTTACACAGGGAGATTGCAATTTGAAAACAAGCATCTCTGGGGATGTTTGCATCAGGAAACTTACCAGTAGAACTGTTACATTCAATATCAACGGATGCTACAACAAATGGCGCAACATCATCTCTCGCCACTGGTTTGAGAGTAGTCCAATCATTACAGAACAAATCCATATCAACATTTGCGAGGTGTGAACGAATACATTTATCACCAGTCTCAAGCCATCCGGTGGATTGGATTCCAGTGCGATGCATCAGGCGCAGCACTGGATCAAGATTTGATTCATACACTTTAACATTTCTCACACCAAAAATATTGAAAAGCTCGGGAGTTCTATCAAGAGGTCTTCTTAAAAATGAATCTGTGAGGCGACGAGCTTGAAGATTCTTAAAATTGATTTTCATAAATGGAAACTCCTCATTATTTTGAAATCCCCAAACATCTTTTGATTTGGTAACTGAATATCCAACGAGAGAATCTTTACATTGTTCATCAAGGATGTTGTAAATTCTCTGAATTTTTGCAGTGTCAATGTTAGGTGGAAGTTTAATAAAAAAATAAGGTGTAAATGCTGTTGTCAGACACACTGACTTTCCTTCCTCAGTCTTACCAAAGATACTGATCATGTGCTCGTCATCTGTATCTCTGGACTCCCATGTCAGTGCTTGGAAGGCTACCATTGTGTAATCATCGCCCGAAAATTTTAATATACTTTATTAGTAAAAATGTCAGCTGCTTTGATTGACCTTGTATCTAAAGGTGCCCAGGATGCGTACATCACTGGTCAACCTCAGGTCAGTTTTTTCCGACAAAACTATAAGCGTCACACCAATTTTTCTATGCGACCAGAGCGCGTGGACTACATTGGTACTTTTGGTGCCTCCAACGAAGTCGTCGTTCCACTCAAGTCCAAGGGTGATCTCTTGAGCTATGTGTGGATTGAGGCTGAAGGTATTGCGACACCCGGCGGAAATAACGCCATGTTTGACACCGCGGCGTCCCAACCAACAACTTTCCAATTGTGGATTGGCGGACAAAAGGTGTCTGAACTTGATTCCCTTTTCATTCAGGGTGTGTACAATCCACTTTACAATGAAACATCTGCCAAGGCGGGTATGAGATTCACAACCGAAACAACCCACGCGAACTCAAAGGGTGATCACTTTGTCATTCCATTTTTCTTTGGTGAAGATTGGACCAAGGTTCTCCCACTCGTGGCGCTCCAGTACCACGAAGTTGAACTTCGCATAAAGCTCCAAGATCAATACACTTTGGCGGGTACCCCCAAGATCTACGCGAACTATGTCTACCTTGACACCGATGAGCGTAAATTTTTCACAGAAAGTGAACATGAGTTGTTGATTACTCAAACACAATACCAACCAGGATCCCAAGCCGATACTGAGTTTGATCTCACATATTTCAATCACCCAGTGAAGGCTATTCACTTGGTCGCTGGCGACGCGGGTGCTGCCGTGTGGAACGACCACTACACATTCGGAACCGCCTCTTTGTACATTAATGGTACGGCACTTTCCGAGAATATGTCAAATGTCTATCACCACGATGTTGTTCCAGAAATGCACTGCAGCGCCATCGGTGCTGATACTTTGGACGAAGACACCGTCTACACATGGCCATTCTGCTTGAACTTGGCTAAATCTCAACCATCTGGCTCCCTGAACTTCTCCCGAATTGATAACGCGAAGTTGCTTCTTAACAGCGTAACCTCTGCCGATTCATCAAAACCAGCTCGCGTCTATGCGGTCAACTATAATGTTCTTCGTGTGAAGAATGGTATGGCTGGTGTTGCGTTCGGTAACTAATTTTATTCCCAAATTACTAAAAAAACCCTTACATACGATTGGTTTAAAAATATCAATGATATGTAGGATAAGATGGATCTCGTTCCAATCAAACTTATTAAAAATCGCGATGTTCGTGATCGTCTTTTGAGGGTAAAGGGTGAGTCCGTTGAGATTGACAAAAACGACTACATTGAGAGTAAGATGAACACGAGTCTCGCGGCGAGGCATCTCATGGCTATTGAAGATGCCGCTGAAATCGCGAAACAACTTCTCCAAAGCCGTGGAGTCTTTGAACAGATTGGGAAAGACATAAAAAAGGAATCCAACTATGACTTCAAGTTTGTGTGTCGTAAAACATCCAACATGACGAAATCCACAAAGAACCGTAAAGGTGTTCAATATCTTCATATAGCGCACACATATCCGGGTGGTGACGGACACTACGCCCTCGCGAAGGTCAATCACAGAGAGAAGTCAATTAAATTATTCAATTCCATGGGTGCGGGGCGTACAGAATTCAAGAACGAACTGCGTACGGTATATGGAAATA